GCGTTTCGCGAGTGTCAGAACCCGCGCGTAATCCCGCGTAATCCGTGACGCAGCCCACCGCAGAATACATGCGGGCTTACAGGGCGCGTAAGCGGGCTGAGGTACCTGTCGTCCCAAAAGCGCCAAGCGGTCCCGATCTGGAGGCCGCACAGCGCCGCATCCTCGAGTTGGAGGAGGAAGTCCGGCACCTCAAGTGCGAGTTGTCGACGCGCCCGATCCGATCGACCAGGCCATCGCCACCGCTGACGCCCGCGCCCTCATTTGTCCAGTTTCGCCCCGCTCCCAAGCCCAGCCGTTCACGGTCAAGCACTTCCGCCAGTGGGCGCGCCGGCTAGAGCTCGACAACGGCAACCAGTGGGATACCGAGGACTTCCAGGAGGCGTTCCTCGAGGACCTGTTCAGTGGCATACCGGAGATCTGGTTCATCCTCCCCGAGGGCAACGCCAAGACGACGCTGTTCGCCGGCGTGGCCCTGTACCACGCCGAGCACAAGCGATCAGCGAACGTGAGTGCAGCGGCATCCTCGCGCGATCAGGTCGGCATCCTGTATGACCAAGGTGACGGGTTCATCGTCCGATCAGGCCTACGCGGGTTCACCCTGCATCCGGGCTATCGGCGGATCAGCTTCCGGGCGATGATGTCGCGCGTCCAGTTCATGGCCGCCGACGACCGGACCGGCGACGGCACGATCCCGACCCTCGCCCTGCTCGAAGAGCTGCATCGCCACCGGGACATGCGCCTGTACCGGGTGCTCAGGGGCAAGCTCATCAAGCGATCCGGCCAGCTCGGGGCCATCTCCACCCGCGGCGAGCCGGGATCCGAGTTCGAGCTCACTCTCGAGCGGATCAAGGAAGAGGCGACGACGACCGAGGTAGCCGGATCCTTCACGCGCGCCGCCTCGAAGAATCTCATCCTGCACGAGTGGGCCGTGCCACGCGGGGCGGACGTCGAGGACATGGCCGTGGTGAAGGCCGCCAATCCACTGAAGGCGATCACCGTCGACATGCTCGCCGAGAAGCGCGCGAGTCCCACGATGACCCTCGCGCACTGGCAGCGGTTCGTCTGCAACCTCCCGACCCGTGACGTGGAGAACTGGCTGGGGCCGAACGGCGACGCGCTCTGGCGAAACCTCGTTGAGCCCTACGCGCTCCGCCCCGGTGCTCCGACGTACATCGGAGTGGACATGGCGAAGACCCGCGACACCACGGCCGTCGTGCTGATCCAGCGGCGCGATGACGGCCGGTACCACGCGATCTGTCGGATCTGGGTGCCCTACGAGGGCCACGACATCGACGTGACGGACGTAATGCAGCACATTCGCGAGGCGGCCAAGACGTACAAGGTCCAGGCAGTCTCGTTCGATCCGGCGTACTTCGACCTCGCGGCCAAGATGCTCCAGAGCGGTGGGCTGAACATGATCGAAGTGCCGCAGTCGGTCCCCCGGATGACGACGATCGTCGGTGACACCTACGCCGCGATCATGCGCGGCCAGATCACTCACGACGGCGACGAGAACTTCACCCGTCAGGTGCTCAATGCGGTCCCCCGCTACAACGAGCGGGCGTTCACCCTTGAGAAGTCCAAGAGCCACGGCAAGATCGACGCCGCGATCGCCCTGTGCCTCGCCTACGACCAGGCGCTCCGCCACCAGACCAAGGCCCGACCCGCCCTGTTCGTCGGTGCGGCATGAAGGTCACCCCGGCCGAGCGGGTCGCCCTCGAAGCCGTGCTCCGCAACGGCACGGTGAAGGCCGCCGCGCACGCCCTCGGCAAGTCGCCGCGCACCGTCGTCAACCAGCTCGCCACGGCTAGGGCCCGTCTCGGCGTGCAGACGACGATCGAAGTCGTGCGCGTCGTGTTCATCGACCGGGACGCGGCATAGAAACATAAGGCGAATACCTTTCGCGGGCCTCGCGTCCCACGCTTCGGAGGATGGGTCTCCTTGATCGCCTCATGGGTCGCGAGCGGTTCACGCAGTGGTCGGTCGCCGACAAGGCGTTCGCCGAGTGGCTGACCGGCAACGATAACGCCCAGGAGTCGGTGACGCCGTACACGGTCATCGGACTCTCCGCCGTGCTCCGGGCGGTGTCGATCATCACCACGATCGCGGGCCTCCCGCTCCGAACCTACGAGCGACAGGGCGGCGATCGCGTCCGCATCCCGTCGGAGTTCGACGATCCGTATCCGGGGCAGGACGGCATGACCCCGTTCGAGTGGGTCGAGACGGTCCTGATCCACCTCCTGCTCTGGCGCAACGCCTACCTCTGGCACGAGGCGCGGGCCGACGGGACGCCGGGCATCGCCTACCGGCCGCTGATCCCCGATTCGATCCTGCGGGTGAAGCGCGTGAACGGGCGCAAGGTGTTCGAGTACCGCGAGGCCGGATCGACCGAGACCAAAGAGGTCGGGTCAGAGCAGATCACCCACATCCCCGGCCCGTCGATGGACGGCCTCGCCGGGCATCCCCTCCTGTGGGCTGGGCGGGCGGTGTTCAGCTCCGCGCTCTCAGGCGACAAGACCATTTCCCGGACGATGCGCCGCGGGATCCGCCTGGCCGGCCTCGTGACCCCCGCGGAGGGCGAGGAGGACTTCGACGAGACCGAGGGCAAGGCGATCCTCGAGCAGCTCCGGGCCAACGTCACGGGCTCCGACAACGCGGGCGACGTCGCGCTCATCAATCGCAAGCTGAAGCTCGACAAGTGGCAGGCCACGAACATCGAGAGCCAGTGGCACGAGACGCTGATGTTCGTGCTCATGGAGATCGAGCAACTCTTCGGCGTCCCGCCGCACCTCATGGCGGACACCGAGAAGCAGACGAGCTGGGGCACCGGCGTCGCGGAGCAGAACCTCGGCCTCCAGAAGTACACCCTGTCCAACTGGTCCGACCGGATCGAGCAGCGGCTCACCCGGCGGCTGCCGAACGGCCGCGTCCAGGGGACCGAGGGCGAGTTCGTCGAGTTCGACTACGCGGGCTTCCTCGCCGGCACGCCGGCTGACGAGATCAAGCTCCTGCTCGAACAGGTCAAGGGAGGGCTGCTGCTCCCCGAAGAGGCCCGCAAGATCCGCAACCTCCCGCCGCTCACCCCCGCGCAGAAGGCCGAGGCCATGCTCGCGCGCCGGGGCACCGTGGTCGACATGCCCGCTAACGAGGCCCCCACATGACCGAAGTCCTGTCCTTCGCATCCACGATCGAGGTCGAGGGCCGGCGCCTCCGGGGCTCAGTCCAGCTCGCGGGCCAACAGACCCGCCGCAACGGCGAGCTCGTCGAGGTCGACCCGGCCGCGCTCGTCAAGGCCGACGCCTCGGCGGCGGTCCTGACCGCGGGCCACCAGGCGGGCGCCGACATGAGCCTTGGCTATGACCCGTTGCGGACGTTCGCGCGGGTCGACAACGGCTCGCTTGTCATTACGCGGACGGAGCAGGGCTTCACCTACGAGACGCCCGACGACCTCCCCAACACGACCTACGCCAACGACCTGCTGGAACTTGCTCGAGCCAAGGTGCTCGGCGGCACGTCGTTCGATGTCGTCGGCCTCCGGTCGACGTTCTCCACCGCCACCGATGGGACGCGAGTCCGTCGGTACACCTCCATCGCCGCCCTCACGGCGATTGCCCCGGTCATCGAGCCGGCATTCCCCTCCACCGTGGCAGCGTTCAGCAAGGAGTCAGACGTGACCGACAAGGAAACCCCCGAACCGCCCAAGCAGCCGGACCCCGAGCCCGAGCCTGCCAAGTTCGCCGAGCAGCCCAAGTCCGGCGTGGACGAGTGGGCCGCGACGGCCGAGGCGTTCAGCAACGAGCAGATCGAGGCCACAATGGAGCAGGTCTTCAGCGCGGCCAAGGGTGAGCTCACGGGCGAGCTCCTCGACCGCTACGAGGGCTTCGCACGGGTGCTCGCCGCTCGCAAGAAGGCCGACGCCGATACGCGGCGCCGCATCGAGCGGATGACGATCCTCCACAACCTCAACCTCGGCCGCGTGCCGCAGGCTCCGGAGGCCGGGCTGTACGAGTCCGACGATTACAAGGCAGCGTTCACCCGCTACCTGCGGACGGGCGACAAGGCGCTCATGGAGCAGTTCGCGCAGTCGATCGCAGGATCGGGCGCGGAGGGCGGCTACACCGTCCCGGACGGCTTCCTCGATCGCGTCACCACGCGCCTCAAGGCGTTCGGCGGCATCGCCGGCGTGGCCGATGAGATCACGACGACCACCGGCGAATCGCTCCGCTGGCCGTCCAACGATGACACCAGCAACACTGCGGCCATCGCCGCCGAGGGCGTGGCCGGCACCGTCGGCGCGGATCTCGTCTTCGGCTCGATCGAGCTCGGCGCGTTCAGCTACGACGCCAACGGGGCGGGCAACGTGCCCCTGAAGGTCAGCCTCGAGCTGATCCAGGACGCGGCGTTCGACATCGCGGCGTTCGTCGGGGATCGCCTCGGCGAGCGAATCGGCCGCAAGCAGGCCGTCGATCTCGCCACCGGCGCCGGCGGCACGGCCCCCGTCGGCCTGCTCACCAAGAGCGCGGACACGATGACGGCCACGGTCGCCTCGCTGGCCGCGTCGGAGCACATTTTCCAGGTGGACTCGGCGTACCGCGACCTCGGCAACTGCCGGTTCGTGATGTCGGACACGACCCTCGTCAAGTTCTGGCAGGCCCAGGCGTCGGGCGTCCCGATCTTCATCCCCGGTGGGGCGACGATCGGCGGGGCTCCGCACGGGACCCTGTACGGCTTCCCGATCACGATCGACGCCGCGGCCGGCAACCTCGTCGCCTTCGGCGACATCCGGCGCGGCTACATCGTCCGGCGCGTGCGCGGCGTGCAGCTCCTCGTCGATCCGTACACCGCCCAGGGCACGCGGCAGATCGCGTACCACGCATGGGCGCGGATGGACGCCAACATCCAGGACTCGTTCGCCTACAGCGTGTCCAGCTACAGCGGCGTGAGCGCGGACACCTAGACCGCCTCCTGACATCGGGTGCGTCGTGTCTCGCGGCGCACCCACTCACCCTCCTGAAAGGAGAACCGCGCAATGACCGTCCCGGCAACCCTCCCCGCCCCGCGCTCCAACCTCACGCAGTCCGGTATCTCGTCCTGGGTCGATGATGTCGCCGCCGCGGACATCATCGTCGCCCTCGGCGACTTCACCGGCGGCGCGTCCGAGGATCTCTTCACCCTCACCTCACACGGCCTCGTCGATGGCGACGTGCTCTACTCCCTAGCGCAGTCGGCCATTGGCGCGATCACCGGCGGCGACCTCACCCGCTGCGTCGTCGAGCAGTTGGACGCCAACACGTTCCAGTGCGAGACCGACGCAGGCGCGACGATCGAGAACACCGCCGACGGCACGGTCGTCTTCCTGAAGACGCCCCACCCGCGGACTGCCGAAGCCGTCTACGGCCGGATCATCTACGGCGGCAACGACTTCACCGGCGGCACCGTCGAGGACATGGTGACCACGGCGAACTTCCAGGGCGTGCAGGACGGCGACACGCTCAAGCTCCTGTACAAGTCGGCCGCCGGGGTAGCGGCGGTCGCGGCTGACGCCACGGCCTACGTCAAGACGCCCGTCTCGACCGTCTCGGCGACGGGCTCCACCGCGTACTTCCAGACCTCCCTTACCTCCGGCGGCGCGGTCGCTGACACGACGGCCGACGGGACCCTCGTCTTCCTGAAGACCAGCTAGCGGCCTTGCGGGCGGGGGGCACAGGGGCCTCTCGCCCGCATCCCCCTGGAGGCCCGGATGTTCTGTAGCCGATGCGGCAAAGAGCCGCAGGGCGTTGCCGATGGCTCGAGCGCGCCGCCGTTCGTCGTCTACGTCTGGAAGCGGACGGCATGATCGAGTGCGGCTGGTGCGGCGGCGAGACAAAGCCGGGTCGGTGCTCCGCCTGCGGGCGCGAGCCGATCGTGCCGTGGACGCAGCGGGGATTGATGCCGCCGGCCGTGACCTCCTCCTCGCGCAACCGGCGGCTCCTCGCAGAAGCGGAGAAGGCGCTCCGAGAGGAGGGGCGCGAGCCGACCGTGGACCGGGTAGCGGAGCACCTCGGCATCGACCCCCGGACTGTCCGCAGATGGCGCGCGGTGTCCTCGTAATGCCCGCCCTGTGACCTAGCGATGTCCGCCCCATTCCGATGAAGGTGTAACCGTGGCAACTGCGACCGGAGCCTACGCGACCGCGGCGCTGTTCAAGGAGCTTGCCGGGACCACCTCGGCCGAGGATGACACGCTCATCGGGAAGCTCTGCGACCGGACCAATCAGGTCCTCGAATCCGAGATGGGCCAGGTCGTCGCCCCGATCACCTCGGCCGCGTACCTGTACGACGGCAACGGCCTGAAGCACCTGTACCTCCCGCTTCCCCCTGCGTCCCTGCCGGGCATCGGCGGCATCCGGGCGGCATCGCTCGTAGAGGTCGCATCCGAGACAGGCGGGACGTTCGAGACGATCGCCTCGACCGACTACTTCCTCCGGGGCCATGCTCCGGGGCCCGGTAGCCCATATCGCTGGCTGGTGCTCTCTGACATCCCGGCAGGCTCGTACACAGTGTGGCCCGAGGGCTACGCCAACGTCCGGGTCACCGGCACCGCGAGCTGGACAGCCATTCCCGACGACCTGACGCAGCTCGCGCTCGCGGTCGTACAGCGGGCGTGGAACGCCCGGCAGACGGGCTATCAGAACGTCGACGGCGTGGACGAGCAGGGCCGGCCGATCGTTGGCCGCTTCCTCGCCCTGCCCGACTACCGGACGCTGAAGCGGTACAAGGTCAGCCAGGAGCAGGTGCGCGGATGACCGTGCGCGAAGTCGCCGGTGGTGGTGGGACGGTCACGGCCGCGGTCGCCCTGTCGGGACCGTTCTTCTCCGGTGACCCCGGCCAGAAAATGGCCGAGAACATCGAACGCCTGATGCAAGAGATCGCCGACCGCGGCGCCTCAGACGCGCGGCGTGGGTTCGCGTCAGGGTCGGGCAGCCGCCAGTTGGTGCGCGAGCTCGGCGATCGGGTGGCGGATCACATCGTCGGCCGGGTCGTCGCCCGACCCTCGAAGGGCGGGCGGCGCTGGCGCGCCGCCGGCGTGGTGCAGGTCTACAACGAGGGCCTGAGCGGGCTACAGGGCCGGAGCCTCATGGCCGCGGCGTCGATCCTCGAGGGCCGACAGAATGTCATCCGCAAGGTGAGCCGATCGATGGGCCAGGCGCTTCGGCGGATCGATCTGACCAGGGGCCTCGAGTGACGTGGACCTCCTCGACCTCATGGACGCCATCCAAGTCCACGCCGCAGCCGCCGCGGTCACCGCGGGCGGGGCGAAGTTCTACGACGTGGCGGTGGGCTTCCCGGCTGCTAGGGGTAAGTGCGTCCGCATCTTCTACGGCGGCGAGCGCGAGCCGGAGCGAATGGGCGGCGAGCTCACCCTCACCTCGCAGATGGTCGCCCAGGCCATCAACGTCCGCGGCTACTGGCCCGTGTCCGAGACGGCAGCCAAGAACCATCGCGTCATCGAGGGCGAGATGGCCGCGTTCGTGAAGAGCCTCCGCACCCGGATCCTCGGCGATTCGCAGCTCGGCGGCGAGGGCGTGGATCTCGCCATGCACCTCGCGGTCACCGATCAGGTGCTCGTCACCGGCATCCAGTACGCCGTCGTCGACATGGAAATCGTGTGCGACTTCGACGAACACACGAGGGACAAGTAGATGGCAGGCAAGCTCACCGCGATCGGCTCCAACTGCTACGTCGGCTCGGCCGACCTGTCGGGCGACATCGGCGCCGTAACGAACCTCGAGGCGATGCTCGCCACGATCAACACGACCGCGCTGAATAAGGGGGCTCCGGAGCTCATCAACGGCCGACGGGACGGGGCGATGGCCTTCGCCGCCTTCTTCAACGTCGATTCCGGTCAGGAGCATCTCACGTTTTCGGCCGTCCCGAGGACGGACGTGCAGTCGACGGTCGTGATCGGGACGCCGGCGCTCGGCTCACCCGCCGCGTCAATGATCGCCAAACAGATGAACTACGCCGGCACCGTGGGCGACGATGGGTCGCTCGGCTTCACGATCGACATGGAGGGTTCGGGCTACGGCCTCGACTTCTCCGGCGGATCCGCCCAGGGCGATGGGCTCCTGACGGCGGGGAAGGAAACGTTCGCCACGGGCACGGTGAACGGCACCGCGATCGACCTCGGCGCGGTCTCGACCCTGTTCGGTGCTGCGGCCTACTTGCACGTCTTCTCGCACGGCTCGGGCACGGCCACGTTCACGATCCAGGACAGCGATGACAACGTGAGCTTTGCCGCGGTCACAGGGCTCGCCTTCACCGCCGTGACAGGCGCCACCACGCAGCGGCTCCAGACGGCGGCGGGAGCAACGATCCGGCAGTACGTCCGGATCCAGAAGACGGGCGTCAGCACGGCCACCGTGGCCGCCATCAACTTCGTCCGCTACACGGAAGCCGGTCCAATCTAGAAGGAGTCAGGAAGCATGGCAGGCAAGGTCAGCGCGATCACGACGACCGTCACGATCGCCTCCAACAACATCAGCAACGACGTCGGCTCACTGAACTTCGACACGCCCTACGGGCTGCAGGAGGTCACGGGCTTGGACAAAAGCGCGGTCGAGCGGCTGCTCCTTCGCGCCGACTGCACGGGCACGCTCAACTTCTTCTTCAACGTGGACGCGAGTCGCTCGCACGCCACGCTGAAGACACCCGGCTCGAAGAGCGTCGTGATCAACTTCGGCGGCGTCGCGACAGCGACCTTCACCGCGATCTTCTCGAACTACGCCCTGAACGTGGCCGAGGACGGGTCGATGACCGGCTCGTCTGCGTGGGCGCTGTCCTCGGGCACGGCCGTCGCCTGGACCTAGCGGGTGTACCGGCTTCCTGACGAGCGCGTATCGCTGGATCTCGACGGGCCGATCGTCGAGGTCCAGCGGTGCGCGTCCTGGATGGTCTACCAGCAGGTAGTCCGGCTGTATGCCGCCTACGTTGCGGCGAAGACGCCGGCCGCGGAATACGACGCCCTCGTCCAGACCTTCGCCCGGTTCGTCGACGAGGCGCAGCCGACGTGGCAGATCGCCGACCATACCGGGCCTGTCCCGCCGACCCTCGCGGGCATGACCCGACTCCCCCTCGAGATGAGCCTGCGGATGGTCACCGACTGGCTGGAGACGATCACCCCGAAGGCGAGCGCCGTCGACGCGATCATCGCACCGGGCCCGATGCGTGACGAGCTGAAGCGTCGGCTCAAGGCGAAGAAGGCCGCCTGATGGCGAACAGCGTCACCGTCCGCTACGGGTCGAAGGGTGCGAAGCAGGTCACGTCCGAGGCGGACAAGCTCCACTCCAAGCTCACGAACCTCCAGAAGCAGGGCGCCAAGGGGCTCGTCATCGGTGCCGGCGTGGCGGCGACCAACCTCGCCTTCAACGCCGTGGGTTTGGCGATCTCCAAGGTCACGGGCTATCTCGGCGATTCGGCCGCGGCATTCCGCGAGGATCAGGTCAGCCAGCAGAAGCTCACGACCGCGCTGCGCGCCAACATCGAAGGCTGGGAGGGCTCCACCGACGCGATCGAGGAGCGGATCAAGGCGGGCCAGAAGCTCGGCTTCTCGGACGAGTCGCAGCGAAGCGCAGTTGCCGAACTCGCGGCCGCCTACGGCAACGAGGCCGAGGCTCTCGACACTCTCCGGGTGGCACAGGACCTCGCCCGCTTCTCGGGCGTGGATCTTGCCACCGCCGCGGACGTGCTCATCAAGGTCCACGCCGGCAACTTCCGGGCGCTGAAGCAACTCGGCATCAATACCAAGGGCATCACGACCGAGCAAGAGGCGCTGGCGGCGATCATGAAGATCGTCGCCGGGCAGGCCGAGGACTACGCGGGCACGCTCTCGGGCAAGCTCGCCGTTGCCGAAGAGAAGGCCGGCGAGGCGTCGGAGAAGTTCGGCAAGTCGGTCGCCCACCTCCAGGCCATCGTGCTGCCCGCGGTCGCCGACGCGATCGATGTCGTTGCCACCGGCTACGAGCACCTCTTCGATACGGTGGACCGGAGCACCGCGGCGTGGGAGCACTTCCGGTCGCAGGGCATCGAGCCGACCAAGGAGGAGTTCTACGAGTACCTGGACGCGACCGGGACGGTCATCTTCGAGCACGAGCGCCTGAATGCGAAGTTCGGCGAGACGGGCGATGCGGCCGAAGATCTCGGCGACGATCTCTCCGGCGCGCAGGAGGACGCCCGTCGGTTCGCCTCGCGGCTCAACCAGATCAGCCAAGCGGCCTCGGACGCGGAGAAGGAGCTAGACGGCCTCGCCGACACGATCACTGACGAGCTCTTCGGTGACGCCATCACGGCCGGGCACGAGGCCGAGCTCAAGCAGCACATCGCCGATCTGATCGAGGACCGCAAGGAGGCGAAGAAGGGCTCCGCCGAGTACGTGATCCTGAGCGGCGAGATCGCCGAGTACCGCAAGCAGCTCTTCGAGCTCCATCTCGAACAGGCCGCGGAAGAGGGGCCAGAGGCCGCCATCGCCTTCCTCGAGCGCGAGCGCAAGAAGGCCGGGGCGGCGCGCAACGAGATCGACAAGATGATCCAGTCGTACCGAATCCTCGCCGAGATGCAGGGCACGCTCGGGCCGATCATCCGCGTCCAGTCGGGGCGCTACGCCGGCAAGGATCTCGGTGAGCGCGCAGCAGGTGGCCCGGTGAAGGCCGGCGACCCCTACGTCGTCGGCGAGAAGGGGCCGGAGCTGTTCGTACCGAAGTCCACCGGCACTGTCATTCCGAACGGTGCATCGTCGGGCGGCGGTTCATGGGGCTCGACCGTCGTGAACATCAACGTCTCGGGCGTGGCGATGATGACCCCCGGCACGACCGATCAGCTCGGGCGGCTGCTGGAGCCGGTCATCACCCGAGCCCTCCAGAAGCGCGGCCAGCTCGGCGCGGCGAGGGCGTTCTAGGTGCCGGCGGCGTTCGTTGGCATCGCTTCCGCGGAATCGGGGACCGAGGTCACCTCGCTGACGGTCAACGTGCACCCCAGCACGGTCGACGGCCACTTCATGTTCCTGACCTACAACAAGGACGACAACGTGGCGGGCTCGGTCACCGCCACGCCCGATGGCTGGAACCGGATCAACGCCGAGTTCTACTGGCGGATCGCCAACGACGAGCCGTCCTCGTACACCATCACCACGTCGCTCGCCCGGCGGGCGATCGCGTCGATCTCGGTATGGAGCGGCATCGCGGAGATCGCAGCGGTCAGCGATATCGAGACAGGTTCCAGCACAGGCACGAGCCATACCTGCCCGGCGCTGTCCGTGCCCTCGGGTGACTACCTCCTGGTCGCGGGCGTCGAGACGAACGGCGGCGGGGTCACCTTCACCCCACCCGCAGGCTTTACCGAGATCCTCGACGCCGAGACGGGTGGCGGAGGGAATGAGCACGTCGGGGCGACGCTGGCCTACAAGACTTACACCGGCACGACCCCGCCGGCGGTGGTGTTTACCTCGTCCGGTTCGCTGAGCGACAACTACACGTTCCAGCTCGCCTTCCGGGTGATCGGCGCACCGGCCGCCGGGGTCTACATCGACTTCAACGATGATGGCTTCGAGGTCGGGGCCAACGATGATGTCTCGACCAACGTCATCTCCTGGACGATCGCCCGCGGCTCAGGCCCGGAGATCACCGGCGGGAGCCAGCCCGGCTCGGCGACGCTCGTCACGAAGAACCCCTCGGATATTTACAACCCGTACAACGGCGCCTCGCCCCTGACCGGGCTCCTGCGGGACGGGCTGCCGATCTGGATCGGCATCAATAACGACGGCAAGCTGACCGGCTCCTCGCCGATCGGGCTGTTCGGCGGGCGCGTCACCGACATCACCCTGCTTCCCGCGGGCGGGGCGACGGACCCGCCGACCGCCGAGTTCACCTGCGAGGACGCGCTGGGCTGGTATCAGCGGACTCCGGTCGCGCTGGACTACGCCGAGGGCCGGGCGCACCGGGCGCTCCGCAAGGCCGCCCTCGTGAACGCCGACGAGCCGCGCTACAGCCTCGCCCACGAGATCGAGACGATGCCCCTCTCGCACGCCGAGGGCGACTTGCGCGGCGTGCTGGACGAGATCAACGGCGTGAACGGGACGCGCCACCATGCGGAGCCCGGCACGTCGGCCGACAAGTGGTACCGCTACACCACCCGCAACCGCCAGTGGCGCCTCGACGCCACGACGGACGCGAGCCTGTCAGCGACCGACGATCACGTCACGGGGACCGACGGCTGGCGGCTCTCGGCCGATACGGTCATCAACCAGCAGAAGGCGACGGTCACTCCGGTCGTCTTCACGCCCTCCGCGTTCACCGTTTGGGAGGCCGACCAGCTCCCGATCACCGTCACCAACGACGCGCCGTACACGCGCATCGTGGAGTTCGATGACGTGGTGTCAGGCGCCACGCTCGACATCGCCTCGACCGGCGACACCGTGACCTCGACGCTGGAGCCCTTCGCCACCGGCGCGAAGATCACCCTGACCGTCGCGGTCGGGGACGAGGCCAGCGTCACCGCGCTCTCGATCGAGGGCCGGTTGGCGCGACGGCTGGAGCAGCAATCCACCGTATCGGATGACACGACGAGCCAGGCTGCCCCCCGCGGCATCCGGGCCGGTGGGGAGATCGGCAACGAGTACCTCGGCGTCATGGCGTCGGCGGTCGGGATCGCGGAGCACGTCATCTGGCGCTACGGCAACCCCCAGCTCCGACCGACCCTGACGGTCGAAAACTGGTTCCCCGAGATGTTCGAGCTCGACCTGTACGACGTGATCTCGTTCACGTCCACGCAACTCGGCATGACCGCCCGCCTGTTCGAGATTGTCGGCCTGCGCCACCAGGCGAACATCGCGGCGACTTCCGTCCAGCACCACACCGTGACCTACGTCCTCCAGGAATGCAAGGTCCAAGCAAACCCGGTGTGGTTCTACCTCAACTCGGGGACGAACAGCTCGATCCTCGACGGCGCCACTTTCAACCTCGCCTTCTAGGGGAGTCCGATGGCCTACGTCACGCCGCCTACGTTTGTCGCGCTCGATCCCCTCGCTGCCGCGGAGCTCAACATCCTCGGCGACGATATCGTCTATCTCAAGGGCATCACTGACTCCGTGTCGGCGCAGGGCGTCCAGCTGAAGCGCACCTCCGACCAGACAATCACGACGGGTACCGAGACGCCCGTCACGTTCCAGGCCGAGAGCTTCGACTACGGCGGCTGGTGGAGCTCGGGAACCGACATCATCGTCCCCGCCGGCGCGATTCCGTCGGGCTACACCACGATCATCGTCATGGTCGTGATGCGCGCCCGGTTCGCCACGAACGGCACGGGCGTTCGCCGGATCCGGCCCTTGCTCAACGGGACCAACTTTGGCTCCATGACGGTCGGCGGAATCAGCTCCGACCCGACCGATCTCACGATCACGGAGTTCGTCGAAGTCGAGGCCGGCGACGTGATCACGATGGGCGTCTACCACACGAAGGGCTCAAACCTCGCGCTCGAGGTCGGCAACTGCTCCGTCATGCGCTTCACGCTGGGTTCGTGATGGGACTCCGACCGAAGGAACGCATCCCCCAACACGACCACTCCGACCGCAATAGCGGCGGGCCGGTCGACGGCTCGACCACAAGCCGGACCCTCGGGCTGGCGGGTGGTGGCGGATCATCCGGTGCGTCGGACGGCGATCTCGACGCGCTCGACCTCTCCAAGTCCTCCATCAACGTCCGCCACCTCATCACGGGCGGCCCGCCGTTCAAGCTCATCGCGCACCGGGGCGACATCAACCCCGTTGACGGCTACCCGCAGGACACCCTCGAGGCGTACCGCCAGGCGATGATCCGCGGCGCGGACGGGCTCGAGTTCGGGGTCCAGCGCGACGCGGACGGGACGTGGCAGTGCATCCACGACACGACCGTCGACGCCACCACGGACGGTACCGGGGCCGTGTCATCCAAGACGACGGCGCAGATGGCCGCACTGAACATCGACGGCGGGCTGGGGTACGACGCGGGCCGGCACGGGACCAGCCTCAACGTCCCGACGCTCGACGATGCCCTAGCGGCGATGTTGCCCTACGACCCGATCATTCAGTTCGCACCCAAGGAAGGGACCCTGGAGTCATACACGGCGCTCGCCACCTATGTCCATGCCGCCGGGCTCGACGAACGCTCGATGATCGTCGGGCCCCTCGCGGGCGTGGCCGCGGCCATCCATGCAATCGCCCCGAACATCCTCACCGCGGACCCCAGCGATCCCGACGTGCTCATCCCGGAGCAGTCCACCGTGACATCCGCGGCGATCGTCCAGGGCTACGAGCCCGATTCGGTCTATCCGTACTTCACCGATGCCGATTGGGGCACGGACGAAACCGCCGATCTCACGAACCTTTGGACCTACGGGTGTCGGGGTGCGCTGACGAATGATCTGCCCGAGGCGCTGCTGTGGCGCCATGAGGTGGTTGACGGCGCGACTGCCTCGACCACCGCGTTCACCCCGGCCGGGACGATCAGCGCCACGAACGTGCAGGACGCCATCGAGGAGGTCGCTGCCGATGCTGCTGCCGCAGCGACGGGCATCGGGCCGCTGCTCATCGCTTCCGACCACTCAAGCCCGATCGTGTTCGCGGACATCCTCCAGGCGTCCGACGGCGATGACTTCCTGTACGCATCGACCCCCTAGGAGACGACATGGCCGCGATCGAGAACGAGAACATCTACGGGCTGATGATCCGCGAATCCGCCAACGACGGCTCGGACTTCACGAACGCCGACGCCGACTACCGCAAGCTATTCCTTGGCGAGACGGGCGGCCTCTTCACGCGCGACTCGGCGGGCACCATCCACAACATCGCGGGCGGCGTCGGTACGGCGTTCCCGGCGACCCCCGGTACGAACAGCCGCTTCTTTCGCACCGATCTCGGCATGGAGTTCTACTACGACGGCACCCGGTGGCTGACGACGACGCTGTACCACCTGGTCGCCACGCTTGACAACGGGACTGCGACGGCCGCCTACGCGGGACCGTCCGCGACGCTTGCCGGTGTCATCCTCGCCGCTGTGCCGGGGCTGGTGGGTGGATCCGATCTATGGCTCCACAACCTAACGACGCAGTTCCTTGTCGCGGGCGGGACGGCGCTGGACGGGTCGAACAACTGGGTCAACATCTTTGGGAAGCGGCCCACCGGCAACACGACCACAACGATCATCACCGTCACGGTCAACTCAGGCTCGTCGTCCGTGTGGCGCACCGATACGCAGTCCATCGGAGCGTTGCTGAACAACGGGACGACGCACTACATGTTTTCCTGGGGCATCACCAAGACCGGGACGCCGGGGCCGCTGTGGGCGTCGTTCGACCTGACCTATAGGATCGTTGCGACGTGACCTACTGGCCGGGCCAGTAGACCGACCACCGCGCATCCGGGGCGACGGGCACCACACACGGGGCAGGACCCCCGACGCACCCGCTCGCCCACCCCACTGTCGCCCGCGGCGGTAGGCGGAGGTTGGATACGAACACCAGCACGAGGACGGCGGTGACGCCGAGGCGAGCGATGGCGATCGGCCGAGCTCGGGCCGGGGCGGCGAGCAGTGCAGCCCCGATCAGCGCCGTGGCGATCCAGAAGTACCGTGGACCGTTGCCGTCGTTGAGGAACGCGGCGGTCGGCGCGAAGGCGGCGCTGAGGGCCACGACCGGGACGACGGCTGCGGCATATCCGATGGCGAAGCGCATCCGCCACGACAGCCCAGCCGTGGCGAGGACGAGCATCGCCACGAACAGCAACGCGAGCGGCAGCCCGAGGTGCGTCGCCCGCTCGAGTATGACCTGGGGCAACAGCAGGAAATCGGGCGGTACCGCGCCGATCCGCTGAGTGCCGGCCACGGTGACGAGTTGCACGGCTGCGCCGGCAAGGACGGTCACGAGCAGCGGCCAGTCCCGCTCCCGCCACCATCGGGCGACGAACAGCGGCGCGAACAGCACGCCCACGGGTCCGGTGAGCATCGCCAGCCCGACGCCGGGAAGCTCCCACCGCGGCCCACGCGAGGCGATAGTCAGGGCAAGCAGCCACGCTCCGACCGTCCACTGGATATTCGCAGGCGTCCCGAGCAGCAGTCCGGTCGACGGCAATAACACGACGATCGCTGCGAGGACGAGCCGGCGCCGCCGGTCGGGGAGCAGCGGAGCCATCCGGTCGGACGCGAGGAAGCCCGCGAGCCCGGACAGCAGCCCGAGGGACACGAGCGTCCCAGCGAGCGGCGCCCACTGAGCCGGGAGCCATGTCATCGCCGCAACCAGGGCACGGACACCAACGATGAGGTAGCCGGAGTAGGGCGCGAAGATCGACCCGCCCGCGAGCGCGTCCGAGTAGAAGATCCCATCGTCGGCCCAGAACTCGGCGCGCGTCACTGACTCCGGCTGGCGCAGGACGAGCACCGCGAATGCAACCAGGACTACCAGCCAACCGCCTCGGCCTTCGGGTCGGGGCGTCTTTTCTGATTCTCGTGGATAACTCCGCAGACCATCCACAGCCCTGCGCCAGTACGTTGTCACGGCAGTCGGCGATCATCCTTCGCTCGATGGCCGGGACCCTCGGGCAGCTCATCCATTCTGTCGCCTGCTCGGGGGTTCGCCGTGGTCACTGATCCCGCCATACTCGCGTTCATTGATGAGGACTTTCGCCGAGCGGTTCGGGAAGCTGCTCGTGTGGCAACCCTTCGTCGTCTTGGTCTAGTCCCGCTTCCCGGAGCGCATCCGCGACCCCTTCCCGGATCGCGTCGCCGGCCAAGGATTCGAGTCTCAGGGCTAGTGCAGTAATCGCGTCCGTGTGGCGGTCGAGCGCGGCCGCTTGGATGAGGAGAGCCGCGGCTACCTGATCGGGCGTCTCCGTGGCTCCTGGAGCGTCAGGGAACAGCGGGATCGGGTCAAGCGTGACCCCCTTCTCCCGCGCCCACTCCGGGTAGAGCTTCACGAGCGCCCGCCAAAGCGGACGGCTCATGTTCTTCCGCCCATCCGCCTCAGCCTTGCGGATCGTCGCGGCGTCATAGCGGCCTAGCCTCGCGACCACCTGTTCCGGGGACACGCTGAGGCGGTCGGCTCTGGACTCATAAGCCCAAGCACCGAGGGGTCCGCGCTCTTCTGGAGTCTTCACGCCGGGCACGTTCCCACGTTTTCCCACATTTGGGGCGACTTGTATACGCATTAGTGCGCGTGGGGGTTGACAGGCACGTGTCCCACGTGGGATAGTTCCCCACGAGATGAACGACAACCCCTCTGGCCTCGCGCTAAAGATCGAACGAGTCACCCGTCGCGCCAAGGCGAACGCCCTGGCAGAGGCGATGGGCGTCTCCAAGTCCCGCGTAGCCGCCATTGAGCGAGAGCAGTTCCCCAGCGCTGAGACGGTCGCGCGCTACCGTGCGGCCCTCGACACGTGCGCCCCTTCTCCCACGTCGGAGGCTGCGTGATGCCCGCCCAACGCGTGTACGCGCCCGACATTCTCGCGGCCGTCCGGTCCGGCAAGACCGGCACCGAGGTCGCACTTGCCTTCGGGATCACGCGTGAGCGCGTCCGGCAGATTTGGACCCGGGATACGGGTCTGGGCCTTCCTTCGTGGGCCAAGGTTCGCCCCTGCGAGTGCGGCTATTCCTTCACCCACTCGAACCACAAGGCGCATCGGGCCTCGTCGGTCCACCGGGAATGGCTGCTCCAGAAGCACGTGGCTCTTTTCTGGACCCACGCGGACCGATCGGGTGAATGTTGGATCTGGACCGGCGTCCGCAGCCCGCAGGGCTACGGCCAGGGCGGACGCTTCGTCAAGGGAAGTGGCGACTACGCCCACCGTGCCGCGTACATCCTCGCCAAGGGTCCGATCCCGAAGGGGCTGACCCTCGATCACCTGTGCCGAAACCGAGCCTGCGTGAACCCGGCCCACCTGGAGGCCGTGACTCACCGCGAGAACATCATGCGAAGCCCTATTGCGGTAGCGGCGATCAACGCTCGCAAGACCCACTGCAAGTACGGGCATCCGTTCTCTGTCGAGAACACCTATCGCGCTCCGGCCGGCGGCCGTAGTTGCCGCACGTGTGGACGACAGCGAGAGCGGGCTCGGCGTCAGACGAAGGCGGCCGCGTGATGGTCGCCGAGCGCATCGACCGCCGCTCCCGTGGCGAGCTGGTCCGCCTGGAGTCCCGCGTCCGCCGTGACGAGACGGTCAGGACGCTGACCCACATCCGTACCCACGCCCGCCACATCCACCTCGCCGTCGTTGCCGACCGGCCCGACCTCGCCCTGCACTCCGCCGGGGCGATCGTCTCGATGGCCGACCGGCGGCTGCGCCAGCTCGGAGGTTCCGATGACGCTGCTTAGTCGCATCCACGCCAACCAGTGCGCCGTCGTGGGTTGCTCGCGGGCGCGGGCGCAGGACGCGCAGGTCTGCGCCACCTGCCTCGGCGACCTGTGGGCGAATCGCCTCGACCGCCAGCCGGACGGCTCGTACACGAAGCGCCGGACGTTCGTGGCGCGCGACGAGACCGGGAGGCTGGCGGCGTGAGCATCTTCTTCGGCCTCGTCCTTGGAGTGCTGTGGGTCACGCTGGGGCTTGTCACGGGATGGTTCGGCCTAACACCCCCCGCGAGTTACATCGTCGGCTTCGTCGGCGGGCTTCTCTGCACCAGCGCGTTTGGCCCAATCCTCGCCAACCTGTCGGCGCGACGATGATCGCCCGGCTCGCGGTCCTCTCGTTCCTCGTGTTCTTCTGGGCGTTCGTGGCCTTCGTCGCCGTGAACGCCGGGACGATCGCCTCGATGGTGTTCCGGCCGTGAACTCGGGAGTGACGCGGGCCGCCCGGTACGTCGTGCTGGCAAGCGAGGCGGTGCGCGATGCACGCAACGGGTCCGGTCATCCCGGCGAACCGCATAACCGCGACCTGCACTTTGCGACCGGCGGGCCGGTCGAGGTGTTCGACATCTCGGGCGACTGTTCGGCATGTGGCGGCGCGGAATACGGCTGGGACGACGTGCTGAATGCTGCGATGGGCGACCTCCGCGAAGCCCTCGGCATGAACCGCCGCCCGTGGGAGGTCAACACCGTGGCGCGCGAGACACGGGTCACCCTCGATGAGATGGCGACGGCGCGCGGCTGGACCCACCCGAAGGCGAGCACCGCATGACCGCCGGCGACACAACCCTCGACGCCCTCGTCCTCCTGGCCGTCACAGGCGGGCTCCTGCTGCCCCTCGTGGTCCTCGCCTGGCCCCTTGAGGAGACAGAGCGCGGCCGCCGGTTCGCTGATTGGCTGAGCGAACGGATCTTCCCGCGATGAGCCTGTGTACGTGTGGCGCGCAGATGGTTCCCCATCGTCGCGTACCGAACGTCTGCCCGGTGGCGAAGTGAGCGCGCGCCGGATGCACGGCTATGTCGAGGTGACGATCGCCGCAGCCCTCCTGCTCGACGACAACACCCTCCTCCACGGCGACATGGCCGACGTGACGCTCGCGTTCGGTCTGCCGACGAGACAGCCGGGTCGGGAACTGACCGAGGCCGAGTCGAAGGAGACGCTGCGACTCAACCTCGGTCGGATAGCGGCCGTCATCGAGACGGGGCTGCTCGCGAACGGGGCGGAGCACATGGGCCAGATCGAGGAACCGATGACCGAACACAGTCATGAGGTCGGCTATACGCGCTCCGATCCAGTCACGGTTCGGGTTGAGTTCCGCGGTGAGGCCCGAGCGTGATCCACCACGACAACGCCTTCTGGAAAGCCGAGCGCGAGTTCTCCGAACAGCTTGCCCGCTGGCAGGCACGACCACGCAAGGTTCGTACTCCGAGGTCGGCCCAAGAGGCGGCTCCCCCGCCGTCACCAACCTCAGTCCCGGTTGAGGTTCCTCTTGGGTCGATCCCGGCGCATGAGCCGACATAGCAGATAGGAGCTGGTGAGAAGGATGGGGACGAAAGGAACGATCACGACGCCGGTGACGCTGAGCCTGTACAGGGATCGCCACCGCATCGTCTCGACGCGCGATTACGACGCCGACCTCGGTCGGACGGTGGATGTGTGTGCTCATGACGGTATCCGCCTGTACGCGCAGCGCGGCCGGTGGGTCCACGACCCGTCCGAGATCCGCGAGTTGGCGGCGCTGGAGCGCGGCGAGGGCATCCGGTGGTAGCCAACGGCTCCTGGTTCCCCTGCCGCTGCGGCCACCTCAACCCCATCTACGTCAAGCGATGCGGTCGGTGCGGGAGGCGTGTCTGATGGTCGATACCGAGGCGTTCCTTCGGACGGCCGACATCGGACGCCCGGAGCCTGACGCCGCCGTCCTGGACCGCCTGGAGGCTGAGGGCCACGCTCGTCGCGGCTTCTGCGACAAGTGTTGGACGGATTCTCATCTGGACGCCTCCGCGTATCTCGACCAGCTCGATGGTGCGGAAGTTGAGGCGGCACAGCGATGACGCTGGCAATCCGACAGAACAGTCCCGAGTGGCACGCCGCCCGCAAGCTGACCATCGGCTCGTCCGACATCCCGGTCATCGCTGGCGAGAGCCCGCACAAGTCGAGCTACACCCTCGCCGCGGAACGGCTCGGCCTCATCCCCGAGATCATCGACGACGAGACGCAGGAGCTGTTCGACATCGGCCACCTGATGCAGCCCGTCCTCTTGCAACTGTATGAGCGCAAGACGGGCCGGCACCCGAAGGCCGCGCCGCAATGGCGGACGCACCCGGACTATCCGTGGGCCACGGCATCGCTCGATGGCACGGCTCCGGTCAAGCGCGTCGTGGAAGCGAAGTGGACGCACTCGCGGCGCTGGCGCTCGGGCGACCGCGTTCCTGGTGACGTGCTCCTGCAAGTTCAGTGGCAGCTATTCGTCGTGGGCTGGGACGTGGCCGACGTGATCGTGCTGGATCACACACAGCCGCGAGTCGAGGAAGTCGAGCGCGACGACAAGGTGATCGACGACCTCTTGTACTTCGCCCGCGAGTTCATGGGCTATCTCGAGCGGGGCGAGCTGCCACCGATCGACGGCTCCGAGTCCACCGCCCGGACATTGCGGGCGAAGCACCCCCGCGATGACGGGACGTGGCTCGCACCGACCCCCGAGCTCTCGGACCTCACGGCATCCCTCGCGGCGGCTCGCGCCGCTAAGAAGGAAGCCGAGGACGCCGAACGGACTACGGCCAACGCCCTTCGGGAAATCATCGGTGACGCGACCGGCATCGTCGGCCTCGTGTCGCTGAAGAAGAACCGCGACTCCGAGCGGACCAACTGGCCTGCCGTCGCGTCCGCCTACCGAACCATCGCTGAGGAGGTCAAGCCAGCCGACGAACTCGACGTGCTCCAGTCCATCCACACAGACCGATCCGAGGGCGCTCGCGTCCTACGGCTCTTGTCGAAAGGAAGTCCCGAATGACCACAGAGTTCGCGCTCCAGCCGACCGGCATCGACCCGGACGTATCGGCCTCCCTTCAGATCTACGAACGGATCAAGCCGCTCAAGGTGGCGCTCGGCATCGCCGATCTGACCGACGCCGAGATGCAGGTGTTCGCGCTGGTCGCCCGCTACACCGGACTCGACCCGTTCACCAAACAGATCTACGCCATCAAGCGCGCCGGCAAGGTCACGCACCAGACGGGCATTGACGGCTACCGCTCGACCGCTGAGCGCACCGGCCAGTACGCCGGGTCCGACGAGGCGACGTTCGAGGAGTGCCCGTGCGAGCAGGCGCCGAAGCCGCATCCTGCGGTCGCCCGCGTCGTCGTGCATCGCGTCCTCGCCAACGGTCACGTCGTCGATCAGGTCGGCGTCGCCCGCTGGCACGAGCTGAAGCCCGCTGGCGGCAACGACGCGATGTGGCTGAAGATGCCGTGGAACCAGCTTGCCAAGTGCGCCGAGGCGAACGGGCTCCGCAAGGCGTTCCCGCGCGTGCTCGGTGGCGTCTACATCACCGAGGAGATGCAGGGCGCGGACACCATCGAGGGCGAGGCCCGCGAGGTTCCCGAGCGACCCGCCCCGGTGACGGTCGCTGACCGCATCGCGGCCCGCCGCGCCGAGCGCGAGACGGCGCGGGCCATCGTCGTTGATCCGGCGGTGCAGGAGGCACCGGCTGAACCGTCAGTCGAGACGGAGGAGGCGGCGGGCGGGGCAGATGAGGCTCCGCCCGACGCACTGTGCGGCAACCCCTCGCCCTACGGCGACGGCGAGTCGTGCGGCCTGCCGAGCAGCCATCGGGGCCTGCATCGCCAGCTGAATCCCGAGACGCGGGCCGTCATCGGCTCCTGGCCGACGACATGAAGCCCAGCACCCGCGCCGTCCTCGAGATGCTGCGTCGTCACCCCGAAGGCTGCACCCCCCTGGATGCGCTCGCTGAGGTTGGCTCGTTCCGCCTTGGCGCGCGCGTCTGGGAGCTCAAGGCCGCGGGCTATGACGTGGAGACGCAGCTGGTGACCACGCCATCTGGCAAGCGGATCGCCCGCTACCGACTGCGGGTGGCGGCATGACTCGCCTCGGGCCGCTCCTGTGCATCACCTGCGCCCGGAAGGTCGGTTGGTGGTTCGTCGATGGCCGGTGGGTCCTTCGCAACTGGTCCGACCGGAGGCACCACGAGTGTCCGGCATGAATGGGCAGCCGAGGCCCACGGCGCGTCAGGGAGGGCGGTTCGACTTGTCGCTGCCCGCCGACCGTGCGTCCGCCTCGGCTGCATCCCCTCGTGGACTCCACACCTACCGCGCGCGACCACCGATCGGGACGGTCGAGGATCGGCCCTGCGCCTGCGGCGGCATCGTCACGGCCAATCCCGAAGCGCCCGCCTATGGCGTCCAGGCGCACAACTACACCGGCCGCCATAAGGCATGGCGCGCGAACCGGGAGGAGGCCGCATGAGCACCCGCACCGGGTTCCCGCGAATGGACTGGGACACCGGTTTCCTTGCCGACCCGAAGTACCAGCACCTCAAGGATCTACTGCCCGACCCGATCCAGTTCGGCTACGCGGGCTTCTGCCACCTGCGGCTCGTATCCGATGCGTGGCGCACGACGCAGCGCCGACCGATCCGCACCGTGGTCCGGGGTATCGAGACGTGGGCGTTCGATGCGCTCTCCGAGGCAGGCTTCCTCGATGACGGTGGATATCTTACGCAGGAGTCCTACGACAAGTGGATAGGTGCCGCCCTCCAAGGGCGGGTCGCTCAGGCTGATCGTGCTGCGCGTCATCGTCAGTCACGCGATATCACCGTTACTCACGGTGACTCCGTATCACCAACCGTGAGTGAGAGTGTCGCTAGGACCGGTAGGGTAGGACCAGTAGAACAGGTAGGACCAGTCGAGGGGGTCCAGGGGGAGGAAATCGACCTGTTCGCCTTCCTGGCTCAACAGGGCGCGTTCATTCGGCCGGACTCCGGGTTCGGGATCCGCCTGCTCGGCCTCATCGACCGACGCGGCCCGGAGCTCGTCCTCGAGAAGGCGAAGGCGATGGTGACCTCTGAGTCGCTGTCCGACCGTCAGTGGGTGTTCGGTTTGGAGAAGGCGCTCGAGGCCATCCCCTCGCCGCCGATGGACGAACTGCCCACCGCCAACGACGAGAAGTCGAAGCGGATCTACGACCGTATGCAGGAGCGTCGCCTCGAATACTTCCGCCAGACTCAGAAGTGGCCCGACGAGTGGGGACCGGCCCCGGTGGCGGCATGACCGACCTCACCTGGCCGCCCGTGGCCCCCGACGACATGGCCCTCGAGCGCAAGCCGCGGCGCTGCCTGCATCCGAAGTGGAAGCGGGAGCTCCGGTCGTCGGAGATCGGGACGTTCACCTACTGCGGCTCGTGCCAGAAGATGTTGGATCCGGCCGTGGCTCGCCGTGGTCGCAACAACCGGGCGCGGGGCAACGCCATCGAGCGCGAGATCGCTGCCAAGCTCGGGCTGCGAAGGGTCGGCCAGTACGGCGGCGCCGATGACATCCGGGGGCTCGCCTTCGCCGGCCAGGTGAAGTCCGGCACCGCCTACCCCGAGAAGTTCCATCGTTGGCTGAAAGCAGTCCCGGTCAACGCCGGTGAGACGGCGATTCTCGTGGTCACCGACGCGCCCGGACCCGGCCACCAGCGCCGCGCCCTGGTGATCCTCGACCTCTCCGACTGGACCGCCCTCCACGGCCCCCTCTCCAAGACAGGAGCTACCGAATGAACCGGAACGCGACGAGTCTGTGGCCGGACCTGACGAAGGCCGAACGCTTGGACGTGCTGGCCTTCCTGAGCCGGATCCAGCAGATCGCCGATTGGGCTGAGGGCGATCCGCCCGAGCGGCAGGAGATTGCACTGCGGGCAATCCCCAAGCGCGCAGCGATGGCGCGAGCCGAGATGCTGGGGGAGAACCGATGAACCGGGAAACCCTGACGTACCGCGGTTTCCTCGCCCCGAGCGAAGGCGAGGCGGTCGGGGCGGCGTGGGATGACGTCGTGGAGCACATGCCCGAAGGCTGGATCATCCGGCACCTGACATTCGTTCCGCTCACGAGCAAGCACGCGGCACGGCGCGGCCCCCATTGGCGGGCGCAAGCGTGTAGACGAACGGACCTTGGACTCGGAGTAGCGGGGATGGTTGGCATCGGGACGACCGCTGATGCCGCGCTGACTCGTCTCGCCGGACTGTTGGAAGGAGTGAAGCGGTGACCGCTGACCGGGAAGCTGTCCCCCTCGATGCGACCGCGGCGTTGCAGGCGGTGTGGGACATCGGGGACGAACTCGACTCCAACCACACCCGGTATGCCGCGGCCCTAGTCGCGGAGCGGAACGGGCTGACGATCCGGGCGCACAACGACTTCTCTGACCCGCCGCGCAACCGCAACCAGGAGATCATCGCGAAACTCGAAGGCGAGCTCGACCAACTCCGGGCCGAGAGGATCGACGTAGAGGCGGCGGTGCGCGACTTGTCGGCGCTCATTCCGGCGGATCGATGGCCGTTGGTTCGGCTCGAAACGCACCGCGTAGTTAGCGCCGCCCTCGCATCACAGACACGGGAGGAAGGGACGCCGTGATCCGTTCGAGGAGATCGTTCCCGGTCGTTGCCTTCCTCGCGGGGCTGACGAGTTCGCCGGCCATCCTGCTGGTCGTCGCCGCCACCGCCGCCGCCGGGATCGCCCCGGTCGTGGCCGTCAGCCTCGCCGTGGCGTTGTACGTCGCGGCTTTCGTGATGATCTGGCTCCGCTGGCCGGTCCAGGTATCGAGCCGACGGGAGGGAGGGACACCGTGAGCGTGGGCCTTCGGGCGTGGCACCAGACCTGCGAGTTCTATGACGACGGGCAGCGGATCATGCCGGACGACGGCGTTGGGCTGGCGGGCCGGGAGGGAGGAGTGGAACCGATGACCGAATGGCGACACGCTCCGGTGCCATCCCCGAGCCGCGATGACGAGCGATGGGTCTGGTGCGTCCGATGCAAGGCGTCATGGCCCTGCGACGCCGAACAGCAACGTCTCCGAGCCGAAGCCGCGCAGCGTGCCCTCGATGACGTGAGGGCGAAGGTGGAGAAGCTGCGCGTGTTGGTCGGGCCGCTCGACCCGGACTGCGCGAAGGCGCGGGCCGTAACGCTCGATGCGGTGCTCGCGCTCTTGGACCTCGCCCTCCCCAGCGAACCAGTGAGCACCCCGAAGCCGCCGGAACTGCGATGGCCCGACATGAGCGCCTCCTATCCCGGCAATGCCCCCAGCGAACCAGTGAGCACGGACGGGGGGCCACGGATCGACGTGGCACGCCTGACCGAAGCGATGGGCGTCATGCTCGTCACGGAGGACGGCGAACTCGTGGAGTCATTGGGCGAGTCAGCCGCCCGCATCGCCGCCGAATACGACCGGCTCGCATCACAGACACCCAGCGAACCAGTGAGCACGGACGGGGAGACGGAGCACGTCGCCGGTTGGCCCTGGCATCGGGAGACGGTGGGGCACGCCGACATCTGGGAGATTGCCGCGAAGATCGCTGGCTCTCTCGCCATCCCGCTGGCCGAGGGCTTGCCGCCGAACACGGACGCGACATGGATCGTGAACGCCGATAACCGGATCGTCGCATTCACCGGCAACGGACCCCGGCAAACCGACAACGCCGAGCTCATCATCGAAGCGGTCTCCCGCCTCCCCCTCCCTGACGGATTACCAAGCACCGAGCCGCGGGAACAGCAGATCGAGCGGATCGCGGCGGTGTTGGCAGATCACGGGATCGTCCAGCACGATAACGAAGTCCAGTACAGCCTAGACCTGCCGCTTGCCGCAGCCCTCTACGACGCCGGCCTCCGAGCAAGCACCGAGCCGCCGCGCCCGTGACCGGATATCTCACGCTCCTCGAAGTCGCCGAGCTCCTGCGCGTGTCAACGGGCACCGTCCGCAACCTCGCCCGCCGCGCCGGCCTCCCCCTGATCCGCGTCTCCCCCCGGCGCTATCTTGTCTCCGAGGAGGGCCTTGCCGAATGGCTGGACGGGCGCGTCGTGAGTGGGGTTCCGGCTCGTGCTACCAGACCAAGCGAGGGTACTGGCGAGTCAGCGTCCCGCTTCCCTCGGATGGCGGACGACGACGCCAGGAGTGGCAGTACCGGACGGAGGCGGCCGCCCGTCGCCAGCTCGAAGCGGTCCAACGTCGTCTCGCTCGCGGCCTCCCGGTCGACGAAGGCCGGATGACCGTGGCCGAGTACGCCGTCGAATGGCTCGCGCAGCTCCAGGTGAAGCCGTCCACCAAGGCGATGTACGGCTCCATCGTCCGGCACCAGCTCGGCCACCTCGCGGACATGCGCCTGACCCGCGTCGCCGGCCCCGACATCCGGGCGATCCTGCATGAGCGGGAGCGGGAGGGCTATTCCGGCCGGACCCGCCGCGCCGTCCTCGATGTCCTGCGGATGATCTTCCGCATGGCCGAGCACGACGGCATCGTGGAGCGCAACCCCGCCGCGACCGTCACGGCTCCCCGCATCGACGCCAAGGAGCCGGTGCATCTCACCGCCGAACAGGCCAGGAGGTTCCTCGATGCCGCCAAAGGTGACGCGCTCTACAGCCTCTACGCGGTTGCTCTGGGAACTGGTCTGCGACGGGGTGAACTGTTGGCCCTCACATGGCGAGACGTTGCTGATGACTACGGCCATGTTGTGGTTCGAAGGGGAAAAACCGCCGCCGCTGCCCGAACTGTCCCCGTCCCACGGTTCGCTTCGCTGGCGCTTCGCGGGCTACCACGAGCCCCCGGCCCCATCTGGCCCTACTCCCCCAGCTACGTCACCCGACACGTCGGCGTGATCTGCAAACGGGCCGGCGTGCCCCGGATCACCTTCCACGGGTTGAGGCACTCAGCGGCCAGCATCCTCCTGGCGGAAGGCGTCGATCCCCTCACCATCCGGGGCATCCTGGGCCACGTCTCGGTTTCCACCACGGCCCACTACGCCCGGTCGGAGGAGGCCGGTCGGCGTGAGGCTTTGGAGCGGCTTGGAAAGGCGGTCAGCGCGTGACGCGACGGCACTTGCTCACGCTGCTGGTGGGTCTCGCTGTCTCGGTCCCACTCGCCATCGTCCTGTGGGGCTTTGTGCTGGGCTGGTGGACGTGATGGCTGGAACTTGGCTGGACTTCCCGATGGCTAATCCACGGCTAACGATGGCAAATCTAGCCGTCGCTGATCGGGAAAAGGTTGGTGGGCGACACTGGGCTCGAACCAGTGACCTCTTGCATGTCAAGCAAACTGGTGGGCGCAGCGCCCTCCGTCTGAGCACAACGGGCGCCGCTGGATCGCCCCTCGCGCAGCCCAACGGCTGGACATCGGCTGGACGTGCATGACGTGCCGACGTTCGGATCGCTGTTCGCGGGCATCGGCGGGATCGACCTCGGCCTCGAGCGGGCCGGCTGGACCTGTCGATGGCAGGTCGAATGGGACGCCTACTGCCAGCGAGTCCTCGCCAAGCACTGGCCCGATGTTCCCCGATACGGCGATATCACCGCCGTCGATTGGACCGGAGTCGAGCGGGTCGACCTTCTGGCCGGAGGCTTCCCTTGCCAGCCAGTCAGTTCAGCTGGCAAGAAGGCCGCCCAAGCGGACGCGCGGTGGCTCTGGCCGGAGTTCGCAAGAGCCATTGGCGCTCTTCGACCCCGATACGTCCTCGTGGAGAACGTCCCAAACCTCCTGGGCGTCAACGTCGGGTCAGCCTTCGGCGACATTCTCGGAGACCTGGCCACGCTCGGGTACGACGCGGAATGGGATTGCATTCCCGCGTCGGCCGTTGGTGCCGTTCACGACAGAGATCGAGTCTGGCTCGTGGCCTACCCCGGACGCCGCGGTGTTCAACCTGACAGCCGACCCGGAGCGGCACCGCGAGCGACAGGCCCGACTCAAAGCGGCGCATGGCAACGGCAACGGCGCCGGGACGCCCCTGGCAATGGCCGTGCGAATGCCGGAGCGATGGCCCACGCCAACGGTGACGGACAGTCACGGCCACGGCTATACGCGCGATCGCGGCGACCCGACAAAGGAACGCCTGACGCTCTCGGGTCTGGCGCGGCTCTGGCCGACGCCGACGGTCGACGACGCAAATCAGGGAGCCGGTGGGCGAGCGTCGGGCGAGTTCCGGTCCTTGACGCGCTCCGTGATCCACGGAGTGGCGGGCTCGCTGTGGGCGACCCCGACAGCGCATCCGCGGACGCACTCGCCGCGGGCGGTGGACCACGGCGAGCAACTAGCCAACCAGGTCGGTGGCTCTCTGAACCCGACGTGGGTCGAGTGGCTCATGGGGTTCCCGCTCGGGTGGACCGACTTAGGGCCCTCGGAAACGCGGTCGTCCCGCAGGTCGTCGAAGTGATCGGCCGCCAGCTCCTCGCCGCCCTCGAGAACGCCGCATGAACACAGCGTGGTTGAACTGGACCGCCGCCACCCTCGTCGCCGCTTACGTCTCCGCCCCCCTCGTCAGCTTCCTGTTCCCCAACCTCGAAGCCGGGATCGTCCTGTTCGCGGCCGGGATGTCCTGGAGCGCGTTGACGCCGAAGGTGCTGCGGTTGGCGCGAAGGCTGGAGCGGCGATGAGCGAACACAAGGCGATCGCCACGGACGTTGAGCGATACCGCGCCATCCTCGATGACACGGCCCGGTGGCTGGAGCATTGGGGCGAGGGCGACACACCGGCCCGCGTCGCGGAGACGCTTCGCCACTGGCTCGATGACCCGCAGGACTTCGATCGGTTCCGGGGCATGGCCGAGTCGTACCGCGAACTCGGGGCTCGGAGATGAGCGTGGTGCCCGGCGCCGCTAGGAGCGTCACTCCAGGTGTCGGTTCGCAGCGTCGGGACACGCCGATCGAGACAAGCCCGATCCACTCGGCGGTGACGAAATCCGCCTTGCCCGGAGGATATCACATGAGATTCGCCTACGCCGACCCGCCCTACCTCGGCGTCGCCCGGAAGCGATACCCGGAGCATCCCGAGTCGTGGGTCTATGACACGGTCGAAGGCCACAGCCAGCTGATCGATCGGCTCGTGTCGGAGTACCCGGACGGCTGGGCGCTGTCGATGGCGTCGAATAACCTCCGCGACCTCTTGCCGCGCTGCCCGACCGACGTGCGCGTCATGGCGTGGTGTAAGCCCTTCACGACGTTCTTCCCCAACGTGCCTGTCGCCTACGCCTGGGAGCCGGTCGTGGTCAGGGGTGGCAGAAAGCGACCCAAGTCAGAGCCGACGATCCGCGACTACATCACGGCGTCGTCACCGGTCGTCCGCGGTAAGGGGTTCATCGGACGCAAGCCGCCCGAGTTCAGCTGGTGGCTGTTTGAGGTGCTCGGGATGCAACAGGCGGATGAACTCGAGGACATCTTCCCCGGCTCCGGTGGTGTCGGTGAGGCATGGGTCGCTTGGCGTGATCGCTTCATCTTCGGACACGAGGCGCCCGAGGATACGACCACCGAACTCGGTCTCGCAGGCTGATGGCGCGAAGGCTGGGGCGGCGGTAGATGGCCGCGCGACCGGGCGTCGACAACCCGCTCGCAGGCCCCCGTCTCCCCCGAAACGGGGCGTACTTCGCGCCCGACGACATCGAGGACCCGGCCAAGGGTGAGAAGGTGCCGCGCTGCCTGACCTGTGGCACGCCGACACAGCCGATCACCGGGACGTTCATCCCCGACCGCTCGCAGCCCTACGCCGGTCGCCACTTCCGCTACCGCCTGTGCATCCGCTGCATCGAGCACGCGAACGGACCCCAGGACCCCGACCCGCTCTATGCCGCTTGACAACATGGAGCGAAGATTCGACGTGGACTCTCCTCGTCCCTCGCGGTGCCGTGTCTTCCTTCCGCACGGCACCGCACTCCCTCGATGACCGGTGAACTCAGCGGCGGTCGGTTCGGCCTGCCCGACGTGGTGCGGCTGTTGCGCGAGGACATCACCGCCTCAGAGACTCGGGTGATGACCCAGATCACCGGCATCCGCGCCGAGCTCGGCCACGACATCGAGGGAGCATCGGACGCCTTCCTCGCCTACCAGTCCGACCACCTCGGCGTCCACAACCGCCGGGCCGAGGACACCGACCGCATCCACAAGGACCTCGCCTCGCGGCTCGATGCCATGACCATCGTCGAGGCCCGTCGCGCAGGCTCGCTCGCGGTGATCCTGCTGCTCATCCGCACCGTGGGCACGCACTGGCAGGCCCTCGCCGCGATCGTGGCGCTCGTCGGGCTGCTGCTGGGCCGGGTGGACATCAGCGTGTCGGGGCCGGTCCCGTGACATGTGCTACCGCGTTCGCCTCCACGTCGGAGAGCGCGTCGTGACGCCGATCATCGTCGCTGCGACCCCGGAGGAGGCCGTGGCCCGCGCCCGGCACCTGTTCCCCGGCGGCGAGGTGGTGGCGCTCGCCCTCGCCCACCCCGGCAGGGTTCACCGACGATGAGCCTGGTGTCCGACCTCATCCGCCGCCCACCGGCCGAATACGAGGCCGCCCGGCAGTACGCGCAGGCCGTCGAACGCCACTTCGATCACGCCCATCGCCTCGTCATCGAGGGCAAGGTGGATGAGGCCGAACGCATCGCACGCGGGGCGGTGGCATTGCGGATGGACGCCCGATACGAGGTGCGGCCGTGACGTTCGCCCCGCCCACGATCAGCGCGCTAGCCGCCTATTGGGTCGCCCAGGGCGGCGTCAACTCGGGCATCGTCGGTGACCTCGCCCACCAGCAGCGGGCGAGCTACCACAACGGCCAGGACGTGATCACGAAGTACGGCCGCACGGCGGTGAATGACTACACGATCCGCTTGGCGCGTGACCGTGAGCCGTACCTGACCAACGCCGCCGCCGCGCTCGACCTCGGACGCCTCGATGGAACGCTGGCGAACCTTCAGGCGTTCTCCCGCTGGTTGGTCGCGCGGTGCAAGGCCGACCCGACCGGCTACCGGCTCATCCGCGACGTGATCTACAGCCCTGACGGCAAGGTGGTCCGGCGCTGGGACAACGAGTCGAAGACCCTCAACGTCGGCGGCGACGGGACCGGGCAGGGCGATAACTCGCACCTGTGGCACACGCACATCAGCTTCTACCGGGACAGCGAGCCGCGCGCCAAGGTGCAGCTGTTCCGCCCGTACTTCGAGGAGGCCATCATGCCGCTCGTCACCAAGGATCCAATCACGCCCCTCGTCCCGAAGGTCATCGGCTGGGTGCCCGGCGCCATCCTGTACGACCTCAACGCCAAGGTGTTCTCCACGACCACCAACACCGTGGCCGGGCGCCCCAGCCCCTACTCCGTGCTCGTGGGCGGAGTCACGTACCGGCTTGTCCTGACCGGCGACGACCCGGCCAACGATCCGACCCTCGCCCAGATCGTCATGGTCAAGAAGGGCAATCCGACTGGCGACGATCCCAAGGTGACGATCGGCGACCCGCCGGCGCCGACCGTCCCGGCAACCGATTGCACGGACGAGGTCAAGGCCGCCGTCGCGTCGTACCAGACGCGCATCCAGGGCATCAAGGCGAAGGTCGCGGCCAACGCCGCCGACGTCGCGAACGACTGAGGAGAACGACGATGTTTCTCGGACGCCCGGTCAATCTGTGGGTCGGCCTCATCGGTGGCGGCGTGAGCACGGCGATCTCGATCATCGGCGCAACGCAGACCCCGGAGATCGCGCAGCAGTGGGCGATCATCCTCGGCGCCGTCGGCGGCTTCCTCGGCGTCCTGGTGGCGTTCCTCGCCGGCCAGCCGCCGACCCTCGCTCCCGGCGACACGTTCCACATCTCGACGCCCGCGGGCCAGCCCAACACCGTCGGCGTCGTGACCCCGCCCGAGCCTGTATCCGTGTCGTCGACGATTGGGGAGACGGTGGAGCCATGAGCGCTCTCGAGTACATCGCATCTGCGGCTGCTTGGGTGGTGCTTGTCGGCGTCTTCGCTGGCTGCGCGTACATCGTGGCGCGCTTCGTCGTGGAGGTGTTGACGTGAGGGAGTGGGTGCTGATCCGTTCCTGGCCCCTCGCTTCGGGGCTCGTCTCTCGAGGCGGGATGATCCACACGCTCTGCGGGAAGTGGGCGCCGGTCGGTGCGAAGCGCGCACCGGGCCTGCCCTCTGGGAAGTCCTGCGAGTCCTGCTTCCGGCTCAGGGAGGTTGCTGGCGAATGAGTATCGACCTGATCCTCGTCATCGGTGCCCTGTTCTGCTTCGCCTTGGCAGCGATCAATGCCAAGAGCCCCGTCAACCTGATCGGGCTCGGGCTGTTCCTGTTCGTGCTGCGGGAGCTGGTGTGAGCACGACGAACGGACGTGACGTAATCGTGGTCATCGAGGCGCGTTGGTGATCCGCGATTGCCTCGACCGTGGGGCGGGCTGCCTCGGTACGGCGCTGCCCGGTGGCGCGCGCTGCCGTGTCTGCCAGTCAGCACGCAACCGCAGGCCAGCGCGGGCGATCTACCGAGGACCGTGGCGCGCCACCTCCAAGCGACGCAGGGCTGAGGTGGGCCACTGTCAGGTGCAGGGGTCGGGCTGCACCGGCGCACCGGACACGCTGGACCATACGACGGGGCTCGTAGCGTGCCTCGTGTGCCATCGCAGCGAGCGTCAGGGTGGCGTCAGGGTCGCGAAAAGTTCGGAAGGGTCGGGTCGGCGTCAACCCTGGGCCGCG